TAAATTTAATATTAATAATATGTTGGAAGATTATTATTTACCTGTTAGGGGCGGCCAAAGTTCAACGTCTATAGACACATTACCTGGAATGACATTTACTGGTATAGAAGATATTGATTATGTTAAACATAAAATGATGGCTGCTTTGAAAATTCCAAAGCCATTTTTGGGGTTTGATGAAGGCGTAGAAGGAAAAACTACTTTAGCATCAATGGATATTAGATTTGCTAGGACAATAGAACGTTTACAAAAAATAATGGTTTCAGAATTAACTAAAATAGCTATAGTTCATTTATATGCACAAGGATTTGAAGGGGAGGATTTAGTTGGATTTGAATTAGAATTAACATCCCCATCTATAATTTATGATCAACAAAAAGTAGCGCTAATGAATGAAAAAATAACATTAGCTAATACAATGAAAGATAGTAAATTAGTTTCAGATAAATACATTTACGAATACATATTTAATATGTCAGAAGAACAGTGGTTACAAGAAAGAATTAATGTTATTGAAGATCTTAAATTAAGATTCCGACAAACACAAATAGAACAAGAAGGAAATGATCCTGCACTTACCGGAGTCTCATATGGTACCCCCCATGATTTAGCAACGATACATATGTCGTCAGACGAAGTCGAAGATAAAGACGAAGGCGGTCGGCCGAAAGAAGGTATTAAATACGGACAACATGATAATGCCTTCGGTTGGGATTCGACAGGACAAAAAACAATGAAACAAGCATTTGATGCAGATAATCAAAAAACAGCTTTTGAACCAATATCCCGTAAAAGAAAAATGTCATTTACCACTGAAAATAATAATTTATTAAAATCATTAAAAAATAAATATAGTAAAACTCCCAACATAATTACAGAATCTTTAAAGAATCCAGAAGAAAAAAATGACCGCGGAACAATTTTAGATGAGGATAATATACTAGAATAAATTTTTTAAATATATTTATTATAAACTATCGGTATGATATGAAAAAATTAAAACATTCAAAATATAGAAATACAGGTATTCTATTTGAATTATTAGTGAGAAAACTTACATCAGAAACGATGACGTCAGATAAGTCATTGACTATTGATATAATCAAAAAATATTTTGGTAAAAATACCGAATTAGCAAAAGAATTACAACTTTATAATAATTTAATAAAAGAACAATATAAATCAGAAGCGTATGCATTAGATTTTATACGTCAAGTAAAAAAAGCACACGAAAAATTAAATCAAAGTGTTTTAAAACGACAACGATATAATTTAGTAAAAGAAATTTCTGAAAATTTTGTGTTTGAAAATATATCTAAAACACGTATTAATAATTATAAAATATTAGCTTCGATATATATGCTTTTTGAACATTCCGAATCAAAAAATCCGAAACAGATAATGGATTGTAAAACAATAATTGCTGAACATGGAATGCCATCTAATAAAACTATTTTAAATAAAAATGAATTATTAGAAACATATTCAAACCAATCAGAAGATATGAGATTATTATCATATAATTTATTAGTTGACAAATTTAATAAAAAATATGGTATATTATCAGAACAACAAAAAGGATTATTATCACAATATATTACAAGTGTAAATGATACGCAATCATTTAAACAGTATATAGGAAAAATAATTCCAACAATTAAAAATGAATTAAAAAAACATTCTACTAAAACTACAGATAAAGTTACTAAAATAAAAATAAAAAAATTATCTGAAATGTTATGTTCTGTTGAGAACAAAAAAATAATTAAAGAATCCCATGTTTTATCATTATTACGGTATATGGATTTAATTAACGAATTAAAACAGGTACATTCATGAAATCATTTTTACGAGAAATAGAAGATAAATTTGTTGAATTAGAAGAAGTAGTTAATGTTTCTAAAGATGACTTATCAAATCCACAAATCCAACAGTTGATAGATGATCCAGAAAAAGAAGTTAATGTTGAAGGAAAAGATGACCATAATTGTAAACGAGACCATCCAGGAATGACTCATGAAGAGTTTGAACTAAAAGAAATCGACGAGATGAGTGTAACAGGTGGATTAGATGGAGGCGCTGGCCCACCTAAAATGAAACATGCATTTTCACCTGCTGATGAAGATACTATAACACAAGGTGGATATAGCAAAGTTCATGAAGCAATGGATCGTAAATATGAACGATTAATTGAATCATATCGACAATTTTCTAGAGGCGATAAAAAAATGACTCCGGAAAATAAAGTTAAACGTACCATTCAAGAAGTTTCAAAAAAATTAAAAGAGATTGAAATATTAGTTAATCATACTAATAAATTAAAAACAGAGTCTGGTATGTCAAGAGATAATTATGGACCAAGAACAGAAAATGCACTTAATAAAATTTCAGAAAAATTAATTAAAATAGCAGAACGAGTAAGAGCAATAGGGGAGTAATATGTCAAAACAATTAATTATGGACCATATGCAATTTAAACCAATTGGTTCATTAAATGAATCTAATGGAGCTAAATATGGAGTCCCTGGAGGATTTATTGTACAAGGGGTATTACAAAGAGCCGGAGCCAAAAATCAAAATGGTAGAGTTTATCCAAAACATATTTTACTAAGAGAATGCGAAAAATATAAAAAAGAATATATAGATCAACACAGAGCCTTAGGTGAATTAGACCATCCAGAGTCTTCTGTAGTTAATTTAAATAATGTATCACATAATGTTTTAAAAGTATGGTGGAATGGAGATGATTTAAATGGAACAGTACAAATATTAGATACTCCATCTGGAAATATTTTAAAATCTTTATTTAAAGCTGGAATAATTTTAGGTATTAGTTCGAGGGGATTGGGATCGGTTAAGGAATTAAGGAATGAAGGTGTGGTAGAAGTACAAGAAGATTTCGAATTAATTTGTTGGGACTTTGTTTCAAATCCATCAACACAAGGTGCATTTATGAAACCAGGAACAATGAATGAATCGGTAAAACGTATAATGACAAATAAATATAATAAAGTAAACGAAATTATAACTTCAATATTATGTGAAGATGGAAAATGTAGGATATTAAAATGAAAAGTAAATTGCAAATAATACAAGACTTAGTACGAGAACAAAAAGAAATAGGATTCTCAGAACAAAAAGCACCATTAACAACAGAAGAAAAAATGGCTTTTCGTGAAGCATTAAAAGGATTTTCACAAATGGGAGAATCAGTATATGGTACTGGTAAATTGCAAGAAGTTGTCGAAAATCTTACTAAGGTAGTAGAAACTGCAAACCGGTTAGTAACAGAAGAATCTGATGATTTAGTTGATAACGTTAATTCGAGTAGACATTTTAAAGTAATCAATGAAGCATTAAAACAATTTTCAAAATCTGCAAACGAGGTTATGATTCACGAAAGAAGATTATCAGCAGCATTTGAAGATATTGCACAAGGAATACAAAAATATTATGAAGTTCATTAATTTGGTTTAATGAAAAAAAATATATATTATAAGGTAATACAATGAATATATTCAAAAAAATGTATCAAGATTATTTCGGATATAAAAAATTAAATGAAATGCAAGATATAGAAGAAGCACAGCTCATAAATAATCTTTCTGATTATAGAGGCGGAGTTGAATATATTATTAATGATCCTGCAGAAGCACAAACAACTGCTGCAGAAATTCGACAATGGACTGAAGGAAAAGGATTTACTATTATAAATCATACAATTAGCAAATCTGGGAAAATTGGATATTTTTATTTTAGACTAGGAGATGACCCAGGAGATGAATCACAAAAAATCCAAGGATATTTCGCTCAAAAACCAGAATTAAAACATTTTAGATTTAATGTTAAAAATAAAAAACCAAAACCAATTATACCAAAAAGAAAATTAAAAATATAAGTTATATGAATAAACGTCAGAAACAACACAAAACAATTGTGGCCGGTAACGGAAATGCAGTATCAGTAGTTAATCGAGATTTAAGCTTTGCAATGAGAACTTTTAAAAGAAAAATAAAAGAATCAAAAATTTTAGATAATTTTAAAGATAATCAAACATTTACTAAACCAAGCAATAAACGAAGAAAACAAATATCTCGAGCTAAATATATACAACAAATAAAAGATTTAAATAATAATTTATATTAATTTATTTTATTATTTTTAATTAAATTGCACCCAATATTAATTTATTGGGTTTTTTACTGTTTTTTTCAACTTGCTTATATTTATTGTAGAATACACTATCCATCATTATATAGTGTTTATAAAAAATTATTTATTCTTATTAAGATTTTTAAATAATCTTATTTCCAAAAAAAAAAATTTAAGGAGAAAAACTATGGCAAAATCAGATTTGCTAAAAGAAGCAATTGCGGATGCTAAAGCGGTTAAAGAAACTGCATTAGCTAATGCAAAGATTGCGTTACAAGAAGCATTTGCTCCTAGAATCCAAAATATGCTATCAGCTAAATTATCTGAAGAACTCGGAGATGAGGAAGAATTAGAAGCAGAACCAGAAGCAGAAATGGATGATATGGGTGATGTAGAAGGTGGAATGGATGACATGGAGGATGCTGGAGACGAAATGGGTACAGATGTAGGTGATATAGAATTAGATACCGACGCAGATGGCGAAATGGATTTCTATGGTGATATCATGTCGAAAGAAGCCCCAGGAGGCGAAATGGAACCAGAAGCAGAACCAGAAGCAGAAATGTCAGATGAAGAAGCAGACGCAGAATTTGAAGAAGAAGGCGATTTAGGTTTAGATGAAATTATTGCTGAATTAGAAGGTGATATGGAATTGGATCTAGAAGATGAACCAGTAGACGAAGGTTCTATGTATGAAGAAGATGAAGAAGTATATTCCGAATCAATTGATGATATTATCAATGAAATTCTAGATGAAGAAATGGATGTAGAAGAGGAAGAAGTAGTAGAAGAAGCACAAATTGGAGCTGAATCTATAGACTCAAATGGAGCTGAATTAAATGAAGCTTTACAATCTTTAGAAGAATCATATAAAACTATTCATCATTTAAAATCAGTTATTAATGAAGTCAATCTTTTAAACGCAAAACTTCTTTACACCAACAAGTTATTCCGCAATTTTGAGTTATCAGAATCGCAAAAAATGAAAGTAATTGAAAACTTTGATAGAGCTACAACTACTAGAGAAACAAAATTAGTATTCACAACATTAGCAGAAAGCTTTACAAGGCCAGCTAAAAAACGTGTTGTAAAAGAATCTTATGCGTCTCGACCTAGTACGTCAACGGCTCCGTCTAAGAAGTTTAAGGAAAACACGCAAATTTTATCTGAAGGATTTGAACATGCAAATCGTTGGAAAAAATTAGCAGGATTAATTTAATTAAAAAAAAAGGATAAAAAAATGAGTTTAAGTAACTTATTACAAAGCCCGGACGGATCTCAAAGAAAACAAGCGCTAGCGCATGTTAATAAATGGGAAAAGACTGGACTTTTAGAAGGTCTCAGATCTGAGACAGAAAGAGCAGGAATGGCTCAGCTTCTTGAAAACCAAGCAAGACAATTGGTAAAAGAAGCATCACAAACAGGAACAAACACAGGAGCAGAAGAATGGTCTGGTGTAGCACTTCCATTAGTAAGAAGAATCTTTGCTGAATTTGCAGCAAAAGAATTCGTATCAGTACAACCAATGAATCTTCCTTCGGGTCTAGTATTCTATTTAGATTTTAAATATGGTACAGCTCAAGCAGGATTTACACAAGATCAATCAGATCCAGTAGATTCAAACGCACACCCATTTGGTTCTGCAGAATCCGCTGACTCGATGTTTGGTGCTACTAATTTAACTTCAGATCCATCAGGTGGTCTTTATGGTGCAGGTAGATTTGGTTACTCAATTAATGATGTATCTGCAACAACAGTAACAGCTACAACATCATCTATAACATCAGCATCAGTTAATTTTGATTCTACATTAACAGATGAATCAGGCTTTTCTGCTAATTATTGTATAATACAAATCAACACCGGTTCTATTTCAGGATATGATCCAAAAGGTGTTAGAGCATTTACTGTATCTTCCGCATCATTTGTTGATACTATATATCATGCATATACTAAACACGAAAGTACAGCTGGTAATGGTAAAATTGATATTGTTGTTAAAAAAGGGTCAGGTGCATTTATAGATAATTCTACAACAACAGTAAATTATCATAAACAACCGACTGATATTACTAGAGGCGACTTTGAAGATGCTGGAACATCATTCTCAAATGGGTATAGCACTGATGTAGATATCCCAGAAGTTAACTTAGAAATGCAGTCTGAAGCAATTGTTGCTAAAACACGTAAATTGAAAGCAGTATGGACGCCTGAGTTCGCTCAAGATCTTAATGCTTATCATTCAATAGACGCAGAAGCAGAATTAACTTCAATGCTATCTGAGTATGTATCGATGGAAATTGATTTAGAAATACTTGATATGT